CCTGATCGCACCGCTGCCGGCGGAGCTCGACCAGCAGCTCGCCGACCAGGCGAGCAACATGCTGGGCACGGTAAACGTCCTGCAGCTCGCGCGCCTGGTGTGCCCGCGGGTGATCAAGGACTGGCGCCATGTCGGCGACGGAGACGAGGGAGCCATCTGCAACGAGGCGAACATCGCGACGTTCGTCGAGCACCACGGCACAACGATCGGGCAGTGGGTCATCCGCCAGGCGAAGTCACTCGACCACTACCGCGCCGCCGAGGTCGACGCGGCAAAAAAAGACTGAAGGCCCGGGCGGCCTGGGAGCACTCACTCGGATGGGATTACGTGCGCAGCGTGCAGGCCGCGGGACGCGCGGTGGATCCCGCCGATCTCCCGCCGGGCCTCGAGTGGGAGCGGCCGGTGTGGGATCTCTACGCGCGGCTGCAGAGCCAGTGGCGCTACGCCGGGATGTCCGGTGTGCGTACCGGTCTCGACTACGGCCCGGCGATCGAGGTCATGCGCGCGCAGGGCTGGGACGTCGCGCTGGGTATCGATCTGCTGTCGGCCATCGAGCACGAGTGCCTGACCTGGGACGCACACGAGCGTGAGCGAGAACAGCCGCGTCGGCATTGACATCCGCTCGAGCTACGACGGCAAGGGCGTCGGGGCTGCGCGCAATGACCTCGCGCGGGTCGATGGCGCGGTGCAATCGACCGCCCGCCACGTCGAGGACGCCGCTGAATCGAACGCCCACCTGCGGCAGGAGTTCGAGCAGATCGGCCGGCAACTCGCGCGGGGCGACTTCGACCGCGCGGCCGCCAGCGCCGCCAGGCTGACAGCCAGCCTGTCGCTCGGTGCAGCGGCAGGCGGAGCGCTGGGACTCACCATAGTCGGTATCGCGGCGAGCAACGAGCGCTTCGAACGATCTCTCAGCGTCGTCGCCACTCAGCTATCGACGGTCGGACGCGAAGCGGGGCTCACGCGCGACGAGATCGGCGCGATGGTGCGGGATCTCGAGCGGATGCCCGGCTTGAGCCGCGAGGACGCCTTCGGCATCGTCGGATCGGTCGGCGGCACCGGCCTGAACGAGGACCTCTTCCGGCGCATCACCCAGCTCGCGCAGGACATGGCGACGGTGACCGGGGTCACGGTGCCGAAGGCCGCCGCCCAGCTGGGCGACGCGATGCGCGATCCGGCGAATGGCGTGGAGCTGCTCGCCGACAAGCTGGGCATCCTCTCCCACGAGCAGTATCTCTCGGCGCAGCGCTTCATCGAGCAGGGGGACAAGGCGAAGGCCGCGGCCGTGCTCATGGGCGCGCTCGAAGAGAGCATCCGCGGCGCGACCGATCGCGCGATGACGCCGATGCAGCGCTCGACCGCGGCGCTCGGCCAGTCGTGGGACGGGCTGATGCAGGAGATGGGCAAGCACGTCACGCTCGATCGCGCGGCCTCGCTCTTCGCCGGCATCGCCAGCTCGTTGAAGTGGATCGCTGACAACGGCGCCAGGGCGCTTGCCGCGATGGGGATGGGAGATGAGACCGACCCCCGCGCGAAGAAAGCCACCGCGCGGGCAGCCACGGACACCCGCTGGCAGCGACAGCAGATCAATCGATCGAAGGCTGAAGCCGAGCGGGACAAAGAGCGGGACGAGGAAAACAAGCGTCTTGAAGCGTGGGTCGTCGATCAGCAGCGGAAGCTGGCTGCGGAAGCGAAGCGCAGGAAGGAACGGGATCTCGCCGATTACGTGTCTACCTCGCAGCGGGTGCAACAAGGGGAGGAACAGTTCCAGCGTGATCTGGCCGAGGCGCAGAGCCTCAATCGGGATAAAACCCGGCAGCGGAACGAGCGTCGTGACGTACTGGCTGCGCAGTTCGAGGAGAGTCACGGACCGGATTCGTCGTTGGGCATGACCGTCGAAGATCTGGAGGAGTGGCGAACGGGGCTCTTGAAGGGAATTGACGCACTCACAGAGATCGAAGAGCGGAACGCCCGCGCGACGGCCGGATTTGACGAACAAGGGCGCGCGTTGACCAAGGTGACAGATCAGTATGCCGATCTGCGCTACGCGATCGACGGGTGGGGGCGCAACACATCGCAGGAGCTCGCCCGCATGGCGGTCGAAGGCGAGATAAGCCTGGGCCGACTGGGGGACGCGGCGCAGCGGCTGCTGCAGGACATCATCGCGATCAACATCCAGCGCAACTTCGTCGATCCGATCGTAAAGAATGGGGCCGATTGGCTCGGCGGCCTCCTTGGCATGGGCAAAAGCACTCCGGCCGCGGTGGAGCACGCCGGCGGCATCGTCGGCGAGGCCGGGCCCACGCGGGCGGTGAGCGCGGCGCTGTTCTCAGGCGCGCGGCGCTACCACGCGGGCGGGCTGGTGGGCGACGAGGTGCCGATCATCGCGCGGCGCGGAGAGGGCGTCTTCACTCAGGCCCAGATGCGCGCCATGGGGCAGTCCAGCGTGCGCGTCGAGATCGTCAACCAGGGCACGCCCCAGCAGGTCGTCTCCGCGGTGCCGCAGATCGACGTCGAGGGCACGGTGGTGCGCATCGTGCTGAAAGACCTGGTGCAGGGCGGGCCGATCCGCGCGACGCTGGGCTCGCTCGGCCAGGGGGGCTGAGCGATGGCTGCCTTCCCGGCCTATCCGATGCTGCTCTTCGATGGGTTCGTTGAAGATCCGGAGAGCGCGGCGTCGCGCGCGCCCATGGAGACCGGCCCGGTCAAGCAACTGAAGACGAAGTCGCGGGTGCTGGTGACGCGGCCGCTGCGCTACCTGATCAACTCCAACACCGACCGCAACTCGTTCATCGCCTGGCACCGCGACACGGTGAACCTGGGCGCGGACTGGTTCGACTGGACCGACCCGGTCACCGCCACGGTCAAGTCAGCGCGCATCGTGGGTGGCAAGATCGACTGGACGCCGCGGCGCAAGCAGCTCGACCGCTGGATCGTCGCCTTCAAGCTCGAAACCTGGTCGGCGTGAGGCGGCGCGGTGCCGAAGCCCTACACCGATCACTTCCACGAGCAGGTGTCCGCGACCACGGGCGCGGAGCCGCTCTACCTCATCCGCATCACCCACCCGCAGCTCGCGGTGCCGGTGCGCTACGTGCGAGACACGCAGAACCTGACCATCACGCACCCGGTGCACGGGGTGGAGGAATACTTCGCCGCGTGGTTCGAGGTCATGTTCCCGGATGACGTCTCGGGGCGCCTGCCGCGCGCGCCGATCCGCTTCGACAACCTGGGGAGGGAACTCACCCAGTGGATCGACGCGAGCGCCGGAGGGCGCGGCGCGCAGATCGAGTTGATGCAGGTGATGCGCGACGAGCCCGACGTGATCGAAGCCGACATCACGCTCGATCTCGTGCGGGTTAGCCAGAACGGCGCCTTCGTCACGGGCGAGCTCGGCTACGAGGACATCCTCAACAAGCCGGCGCTGGTCGAGTCCTACCGGCCGGACAACACCCCGGGGCTCTTCTGATGACCGAGCACTGGAGCGCGCGCTACCTGGGCTTGCCGTGGACCATCAGCACCGACTGCGGCTGGCTGGTGGAAAAGGTACGCGCCGAGGTGTTCGGCCAGCTGATCGCGCTCACGCCGCAGCGCCGCCCGGGGGCCTTTGGCCGTAACCAGCAGATCCGCGCCGAGGTGTCGGCGCGCGCGGTGCACACCGACCAGCCGGCCGACGGCGACATCGTGCTGCTCATCTGTCGTGCGCGCGCGCAGCACGTGGGCCTGTACTGCCTGATCGACGGCGAGCCCTGGGTGCTGCACAACGGGCAGGGGCTGGGCGTCACGCGCATGCGGGTCCGCGAGTTGGCGCGCCACGGCTACGGTGTGGAGGGGTACTACCGATGGACATGAGCGCCACGGTGTCGATCGTGCTAGAGACCCTGCGCCAGGCGGGCGCGCTCACACCGCCGACAAGGATCGAGGTGGTAAATCGAGCGCCAGACACACCACCGGCGGCCGCGCCGTCAAGTCGAACCGGCGCTGCACCACGTAGTAATCGAGATCGGTCTGATGCGCGGGCAGCCGCAGCACATCCCCGGCTTGCGGCAGCGTCGGCAAAGCGGTCAGGTCGAACGACTCATTCGCGGCGCGGGCCTGCCGCGAAGCCTGGGCGCGGGCGGTGAATTCGATGCGCAGCACAATCCCAGCCTCCATTGGACGCCTCCTCCGTGATAGCCGCTGAACCGGCCAGTCAGAGGCTAGCACGCGGTGCTGACCCGCATCCCGCCTGCACCTTCAGCCCGCACCCGTTCATGCCGGCTACGGACCGGCGGCTCATCTACGCGCAGGCGCTGCCGGGGGAGACGCTGGGCGAGTACTTCGTGCGCGTGGGGCTGTGGGGGCGCATCCGGTCCCGCCCCGTGCAGGTGACGATCGACGGCCTGCGCGTGCCGCGCGCGCTGTGGTGGCACTGCCGGCCCAAGCCCGGCACCTTCGTGCAGGTGCAGGCGCTGGTGCACAGGGGCGGCGGCAAGAATCCGCTCGCGACGATCCTCTCGCTGGGGCTCATGTTCGTGTCGCCGCTGCTGGGGGAGTTGCTCGCGCCCACGCTGTTTGGCCAGGGCGCCACCTTCTTCGGGATCGCGGCCTCCCGATTGGTGGGCGGCGCGATCTCGCTGATCGGCAACCTGGCGATCAATGCGCTCTTCCCGGCACCCAAGCCACAGCTCTCGCAGGCGGGCTTCGCCGGCGCGGGCACTGTGTCGCCCACCTACTCGATCACCGGCGGCTCGAACCGCGCGCGCCGCTTCGAGCCGCTGCCCGTGCTCGTCGGCACGCATCGCGTGTTCCCGGATCTCGGTGCGCAGACCTACACCGAGTTCGAAGGCGAGGACCAGGTGCTCTACCAGGTGTTCGACCTGGGCTTCAACGACGTGGATCTGTCGGACTTCAAGATCGGGTCCAACCCGATCGGCAACTACGCCGGGGTGACGATGGAAATCTCCGGCGCGGACGGCGCGCTCGCGCTGTGCCCCGGCAACGTCGACTCCGCCTCCGGCGCG